TTTTTAACTTGATTAGATTCAATTACTTTGTAAATATCTGTATTTGCACCTTCAAATAATACTTCAATAGGTTTTTCTAATTTAGCAATACCTTCCAAAGCATTAGTTTGTTTATTTCTTCTTTCAAATTGAGTTTCAGAAAATACTTTTTTAGAATGTTCAGATGAAACAATATTTAGATTCATTCTATTCATACCTTCAATCCAATCTCCAGCACATACTGTGGTTTCAATACCAGCTGTAAAACCAATATTGTACTTTCCTACTGGTTGAAATTCATTTGGGATAGTTACTTGAGCCCAAATTTCAGGTTGTTTTGGTACTTGATTATTAGGTAATGCTAAATCTAGTAAAAATTTCCACTCAGGATTATCATTGCAGAATCCAAATGGTGTAGCTCCCCATCTTTGGGATAATAATTTTACATCATATCTATCGGTTTCAACAATAGCTTTAATTAAGTCTCTGCTCCTACTTCCATAGCCTGAATAGGTATCAAATGGTGAGCTTATAATAAATAACGGTTTCATTTTAATATAACAATTTATGTGTGTTTACTCTATCTTTTACTTCATTAGCATTAATCAATTCATATTTTTTTCTTGGTGTCCAAGTTTTAAATAATGTATCAAACGCTTCTATAACTCTTTCACCTTGTTTTTTACTAGTAAAACCAGATGTATTTATAGCCCATTCTCTACCTACTAAACCTTTAGCTTTACGTTCCTCTTTTGATAAAGAATAAATAGCCATAATTTGAGCAGTAGCATCTTCAGGACGGCATCTATCATCCCAAATATAAGGTGTTTGAGGAGAACCTTGAATTGAACGGTTTGTTGGAAATACTGGATATGCCCATTCACCATGTTCTTTATATCTACCTGTATGGTTTGAAGGTACATCTTCTGATGGTGTAAACCAATTACCTTCATCATCTAAAAATCCCATTTGATCTTGCATACCACCTGTAACATTAGCTATAATAGGGTTTCCTACTAAAATTGATTCAGTTAAACTTAATCCCCAACCTTCATTTGATGTTAATAAGATTTGAGCATCTGTACTGTTGTATAATAGATTCATTTCAACAGCATTTAATAATCTATTAGTATAAGCAATATTATATTGTTCTCCATTTAAAAATAATTCTTGAACTGCTGCTAAATCAGTTCCATGATCACTTACTAATTCAGTATGGAGCACTAAACAACATTTTTTAGCTTTTTCAATTGGTAATTGATCAATAAAATATTTATAAGCTAACATTGTGTCTGGAATTTGTTTACGTCGAATATTTCTAGAGTTAAAAAACAATACGAAATCATATTCTTTACCTCCGAAATAAGTCTTTTTAAATTCCTGTAGTTGGGTATAATCTTTGTGAGTTGAATCAATTGGATAAAATGCGTTTTCATTTAAACCATGAGGTACATAACGAATTACTTTATCTTTAGCTTTATCTCCTAAAACAATTTTGTTGATGTTAACTGTTTGTTTACTAATACCCATTAATAAATCACAAGCCTCATAGTATGGTTTATTATATAATGGAGCTGGGTAATCATCCCAAATGTTTAAATAAGTAATTGGAATATTTTTACGAATTTCATTTTCCATAGAAAATAACCAAATAAAATAACGTGGATCTGTAACCAACATTATAGCATCCGGTTTTTCAATTTGGATAATCTGGCGTAACATATCAGGTCCACCATAATCATTTGTTGGATATAACATAACGGATGCATCTTCTAATCCTGTTTGCTCATTAGTTGATTGAGACAAATCTAAACGCTTCCCCGCTTCGGGATGTTTAACGGAACCTGCAATATTAACCCAATTAAAATGATGAGCAGTATGAACTACTACCTCTCTGCTTACTGTTGCTACTCCTGAGTGTACTCTAATATCATCACTAATAAGCAGTATTTTTTTCCTTTGCTCCTTTGGCAAATACTCAAAACTATTATTCATATAACTTAATTTTTATTTGTTTTTATTCTTTAATATCTAAATTGTTGTAGCTGTGAACTCTTTTACGAAATTCTTCATCATAAAGGTACAAATGAATTGTACGGTCGGCAAGTTTTTGTAAAGAAAACTTGTGTTTAACACAAGAAATTTTAAACTCTTCAAATAAATCACTTTTAACTTTTACACTTGTTAGTGTCATGTCTTTTTTTTCCATTTTGTTTTATTATTTATTTTATATATATAAATATACTAGTAACTTTCAGAAATGCCAATATGACACAATTCTTTTTTATCTTTGTAAGGACAAAATCCACAATTCCATTTTGAAGGGTTAGGTATCATAATATCTTCTTTAAAATTAGCATCTAAAGTAAAGGCTTCACTTATAAAATCATTAATTGCTTTCTCGGCTCTACTTATTTTAATTTTACCTGAAGCTGGTCTAAAGGTTTGGATACGAGGAATTACATAGTCATTGCTTTCATATAATTTACGTTTAACAATAAAGAATTCAACTTCAATATTTTCAATTGGGAATTTATATTGTTCGGCAAATAATTTTTTATAGAGAATTAATTGAAATTGTTTAGCTTCATCTTTTTTCTCTTTATCACCCCATCCTCGAGTTGACGTCTTAATGTCTAGAATTTTAATAGTATTAGTCGGTTCATGATATAATACAACATCCAGATACCCGCGGTATAATACGTTTAAAAACGTGGGATTAGGCGTTACAAGTAATGGTAATTCACACTTAACTAAATGCCATCCTTTTTTATTAAAATATGACCCTCGTTTTTTCTTAAAATAATTTAAAATTTCCAACCCATCATCAAAAAATTCCTTCATTTCAGATGGGTTAGAAAAATGTACATTTTTATTTGATTTGTAATCTTTTAAATATGTTTCTCTAAAACGCTCCTCAAAATAAGATTCTATATCAATCCTATCAGCCTCAGCCCCACTCGTACTATACATTACCTCTAAATAGTTTTGTATTGTCTCGTGTATTGCTGTTCCAAAGGTCATGTGTATAGATGATTCTTTAACACGATGTCCATCTCTGTATTGTAGTGCCCATTTATGAGGACAACTATTATACATTGACCACTGAGAATAGGATATTGCTTTCTCATAAGCGTAATTTACTTCACGCTCTGATCTTTTTAGGATATCCTTGATTATTGGGAGTATTTTTTTCTTTTTAGCCAAAACTTATTTTTTCCATTTACCTTTTATCACTAACTGGGCGATAATACCATAGTTAGATATATCAATAAAACTATCAATCATAGGTTCATCTTGAACATAGTTTTGACCTTTGCGTTTAAGCATGTTTTTCAAGCGGTTTATTTTGTCGTTACAGCGCAACCAAATACCAGTCAATGACAGTTGTATATCGTCAGCTTCTTCAAGATTAGACCCTAAAGCAATGTTTGAAATACCGTAATCCATCATTTTACGAGCAAATAATTCATATTGCTCTTGTTGGTTTTCTTTAAATGACTTTGCTAATGTTGGATATTCTGCTTCAAAGTCCTTAACTACTTTTTGTATACCTGTAGGATCAAGAAACATTTCAAACTCAACTTTTTCTTTATTTTTGTTCATATAACTAGTTCTTTTAATAATTTTTTTACTTCCTTTTCTTCAATACCACGTTTGGAAAGAATAGTTTCTATCCCTTCTTTTCCTAGAATATATGAATATTCTTCTGCTTCTCCAAGAGAGACAGAATAAAACTCTGAAATGTGGTTTAATAATGTTTCTGGTGTTCTTTTTCTTTTAGATTTAATATATCTTAAAAACATTTTTTTCTTAGGAATAAGAGATTTATATGTGTTATAGACTAATTTTTTATCTGTAAGTGGAAATTTTTGAACAATATTTGCTACGTCAATATAACCTTCATACATGCTTAAAAACCTATGTGTCATATAAGGATTAAACGAAGACTGTTCATCCTCTGTAAAGGAATCCCAGTCTCGTTTAGTATAAGTGATTTCGTTAAGAAAATCAAATAGTGTCATCTGTATCCTCAAATTCTGATCTTAATTCTTTAGGAAGCATCTCTAATAATGGTTTACCGGTAATCACATCATAAAAACATGGAACCGGGATAACACCATCCTCAGATGTGCCTGTTACGAATCGAGATACTTTACGAAGTAATACACCTTCGGCAAATACTACATTACCTTCAGGTGATGTGAGTGGGGTTGTGTTCTTAATATCAATGTTAAGATTTGGAGTTTGTTGTTTGCTCATTTTTATATTTTTTATAATCTAAATAAAATCCTATTAATACAATAATATTCATACCAAATGACATAAGGATTTCATGAATGTCCTGGTATATATTTAGTGTTAAGTGAATGTGACCTACTACCCAAAATGGGATAGCTAGATTACTTGATACCCATATTAAAAGATATACTATAAACTGTCTCACAGCACTCTTGGTTTAGCTAATTCTATTAATCGAGACATTAAAGCCATACAATTGATTTCTTTATCTATTCTAAAGTTAGCTTGGTATGAATATTCGTTTATATGGATCGCCACCATTCCTTCACTACCTGCTGCATATGCAGAAGCGTTATCGTAAAGGAAACGGTAAAGTTCCTCAAAATCTTGAACATTCGCGTTTGCAATAATTTGTCTAATTTCATTAAAACTGGGTTTTGATTTGGTTAATTCTTTTAATACTTGAGATGTGTAATTGGATGATACAATAATTGATTTATCAATTACTAATTTACCTTCTTGAGTTGATAATTGTGCTGTGTTGAGCATTTTTCTCAAATCTGGGTAGAATTGGTTAACTAATAATTTGATATCATCTAATTCATACTCTACATTTTCTTTCTCGATAATACCTGCTACGTGTTTAGCAATATCAGATTTTGATGGGGGTACAATTTTAAGTACTTGGCAACGTGATTGTAGAGGATCGATAATACGCTCAACAAAGTTACAAGTTAAAATAAAACGTGTAGTACGAGAATAGGTTTCAATTACATTTCGGAGTGCTGCTTGACCTTGAATTGTGATGAAATCAGCCTCATCTAATATAACTACTTTAATACCTTTAAACGACGCAGTACTTGCAAAACCCGATACTTTATCTCGGATAGTATCGATACCACGTTCATCACTAGCGTTGATGTAAATATAATCGCAGTCCAAATTATTAACAATAAGCTTAGCCAAAGTCGTTTTCCCAGTTCCAGCCGGTCCGGAGAAAATGAAATTCTGAATGTCATTCTGGTCAAGATATTGTTGAATAGTTTTTTTAATATTCTCATTACCGACATAAGTATTTAAATCGGATGATCTGTAGCGTTCAACCCATAATGTATGTTCTTTTTGTTTTCTCATAACTTTTTATTTGATGTGAATATACGAAATTAAATCGAATAGTCCCCGTAAATTGAAAATTTCTTCGATTCTGGTTCTTTAATTTCAATTTCTTCAGAACGAATAACATATAACTTGCTATCTAAAGGGGCAAGTCTAAATTCTGCCTTTTCTCCTGTTTTTTGAAACCAAGCCTCTAAAGCTTCCGTAAGTGATTTGTGTATAACTTTATCGCCAACAAGCACCCAGGAATCTCCTGGGGCTTGTCT